TGATGGTGTTGGGGATGTTGTAGCCCCACATGGACAGAGGCTCGGTCGACGGGTAGCGCTTCTTGAAGTCTTCGCGCATGCTGACCACGAGCTCGTCGGAACCCGCAATCACGTCATGGAAGGACTCCATGAGCGGGGCGCGCCGGCGGCCGATGATGAAGCCGCTGGGGTTCACAAGCTGGATGCCGGTGAACTTCTTGGTCGCGCCGTCGTAGTTGCCACTCGCGTTCAGGTCCTCGCGGATGTAACCGCTGGTGAGGATGGGAACGCCGTCGATGCGGCCGATCTCGCCGGTTATGACCGTGGCGGACGGGCCGTACTTGTCCAGCGTCTGGACCTCATCGACGTTCAGCAGGTGGACGAGTCCGACGGGGCCGACCACGTAGAGCAGGCGCCGGGGGTTGATCCCGTACTTGCTCATCTGGCTTCTCATGGCCCGCAGAGCGAGCAGCGTCGGGTCCGCGCCGCCGAAGTCGTAGGTGTCCGACCCGTCCTTGGAGAGCTTGCGAAGGCCCTTCCAGGAGGTCAGAGCATCGTCGGTCTCGGTCACGTCGGAGTCCTGATGGGTGGCGGTGGTGTCACCGTTGAGCAGCAGGTTCTCCTCGCCGTCGGCCATGTCCATCGCCAGGTCGGTACGGATGAAGGGGATCATCGCCAGGATGGCGTCCTCTTCCATCTCGTAGGCGACCGACTGGTACCCGGCCAGAGTCGTGGTCGAGAGGTCGACATAGTCGTCCCCGGACTGGCTCTTGGTGACGGCCACGCCGCGGCTCTTCTTGTAGATCTTGCCGCGCGAGGTCTGCCGTGGGATGCGGAACGGGTCGTTCGGCATCTGGACGATCTCGAACTTCGAGGCGAGCATCCGCTCAAGCTCGAACTTCCAGATCAGGTCCGGGGAGTACCCGGTCGGGACCCACGCAGCGCCGGTGCCGACGCCACCGTCGTAGCCCTCGTAGGTCTTGCGCTGGTAGAGCTCCTGCATGCGCTTGAACGTCTCCGTGTTCTTCACGTCGAAGTTGCTGTCGCGCCGCTTCATGAAGCTGAGGATCTGGACGGCGTCCTGGAGCTGGAACAGCTCAGCCATGTCCTCGTCCTGGCTCTTGGCGGAAGGGACGCGCAGCTTGGTCTCGAACGTCATGCCGCCCGCGACCTGGATCTCGCCGCCGAACGCGCGCTTGAAGGCCGGCTCTTCGTCGAGCCTCGCCATCTTCTTGGAGAACTCGGCGACGTCCGCGCCGATCTTGTCGACCTTCTCGAGCAGGTCGGCGGGTACGTGCCCCTTCTCCCTCTCGGCCTTGATCTCTTCCATGGTGGCGGCCATGGTGGCCACCGTGCCTGCCAGGGTATCGGCAAGCTCTTTGATCTCTTCACTCATGGTTGTTGTCACCTCCTGTGGCAACAAAAAGACCCGCGTTTGCGGGCCTTATAGGGGAACTGTGTCGTGGGTTGGCTTGGCTATCTTGGGCGGAGGAGTTCTCCTGCCGCGCGTATTTTCGCGATCTGCTCTGAGAGGCCCGGGACCGCATCGGCGGTGGGCTCTGTGAGTCGCTCTTCGATGAGCGACTTGGCGGAGGCCAGGTCGGAAAGGACCGCCTTCACCTCTTCGTCGCGTCCCTCGGCCTTGAATGCCTTGGCGAGGTCGTGGATGTAGGCCGCCTCGTCGATGAGAAGGCCCACGGGGTCGGTCTCATGGACGCGGTCCCGCAGACCCTTCCAGTCCTTCGGGTCGATGTTGCCGCCGGTCAGGTCGACCGGGGCGCCGCCCGAGGTGACGTAGGTCACTTGGATGTCGACCGGGCGCGGGTCGCCGTCGAGCGTCACCGCTCCGCCCTCGCCCATGGCGTAGCCCATCTGGAGGATCTCGTCGCGGCCGTCCCAGTCCCAGACGTTGTAGATGACGGCGCTGTCCGAAACGTCCAGAGGTTCGGGATATACGTAGACGCTCTGGTCGGCATAGAACGCCTGGACGGCCGACATCACACGGTCGATGGACGAGAGCCACGAGGCCCCGCCTCCCACGTCGATCAGGCTGGTCACGTTGTAGATGGAGCGGCTCTTGGGAAGCATGCCGCGCAGTCCGCCCTTGACGATCATGGCCTCGGGATTCATGGCGAAGCCCTTGGGGCAGACCGAATACTCGAGGATGTCCCACTTGGATACCTCGCGGTAGGACTTCCCGTCGGTGGTCTTGGCCCGCTTGGCCGTGACCGGGTTCCAGCCGATCGACATGCAGTCGATGGCCCCCTCGTCCATGAGGACAAGGCAGTCGTGGCCCAGACTGGTCTTCTCGATGATCTTGCCCTTGGTCCACATGCCGTCTACCTGCTCAGACAGCGAGAGCGACACCCCTACCGGAGGTTGGTTCTCCTTCCAGCCGTGGCTGAAGAAGATGGGGACCTGGATACCGGAGTCGACGATGTGCTTGCCGGACCCGGGAAGGAGCATGTCCCCCCCCTGGTCGATGTTGCCGTAGTGCGCGCAGAATCCCTCGAAGGTGCCATCATCGAAGTTCACCTTGAACTCCTGCGCCGGCAGGTTCTTTATCTCGAACAACATTGTTCTTCCTCCTGCGTCAGTCCGCGGTGGACTTCATCGGTACTCACACCAACAACGGCAGTTGGGATGAGCGAGCGGGAACTGGTGCCCGCTGGGGAACGCCTGGTCAATGGGGATCCATCCGGCGGCAGCGTTGGCTCGGCAGTCGTCGCAGACTGCGGCGTCTTCCATCGTTATCCAGCGGTGCTCGGTGAATCCTTGGTTTCTGGCGAGCGCGTCGCGCACCGCCTCGTAGGCCAATCCCGATTCGTACTGAGCGGCTAGCCCTGCCCGCCACTCGTGCTGCCTTTCGTAGTAGCCGAGGATGCGGTCGCGCAGTTGGTAGTGGGCCTCGCCGTTGGCGATACCCTCGGCGATCTGGTCGCGGATACCGCGGACGGATGTGGCCGAGACGTCACTCGCGAAGCGGCTCTCCTGCGCCTGCAGTAGTTCGCGGATGAAATCGGTGTCGATGGTGATGTCTCGGGCGATGCCGTACTGGTCCTGCATGGCCCCCAGCGCCCGGCCGGCCTCTGCGTTCAGGAACGGCCGGATGGCGTCTTGAGCCATCTGCATCTCAGTCTCGAGGTCGAAGGCCGCTGCTACGATGGCGTCGATGTCACCTGCGGCCCCGGCGAGGATGTCCTGTTCATAGGCGGCCATGGCCGAGACCACTCGGTACGCCTGCCACGCGAGGAACGCGGCGAGGATGGCTTCGAGCCGCTCGCGGTCGCTCTCGGCCTCAGCAGTCGTCTGCTCCTGTTTTACCTCCCAAAAGGGCGCATCTTCGCCCCTGGGGTACCGGCCGGAGGCTGCGCTTCGACCGGACGGACCTCGTTGACCGGCGCTCCGCCCATGGCGGTGTTGACCGGGATGTAGACCCTGCTGCCCTCGCCGTTCGGCAGCGGCGGATGGTCGGTCCACTCGCGCTTTTCATCGGGAGTGATCCACCACATCTGAGAGCCGGCGGCCGCGAGCTTCGACATGTCGGGCCGGTTGAGGTGACCCATGTCGAGCTTGATCTTGAAGTTCGGATCGAAGTCATGGGCGAGTTCCCACGTCAGCTTGTGCTCTATCCTGCTCACCAGCCAGAGAAGCGGCCCCATGACCCAGAAGCGGAACTCCACCTCAGCGGTCGAGCGATTGGCAGAGCCGCCCTTGGAGACCACGCAGTCGGGGCAGTGGTAGATGTTCTGGACGTTGCCCTCGTTGAACTTCCGTCCTTCGAGCCACTGCATATCGGCGTGATTCATGGTCTTGCCGTCGAAACTCATGCCCTTGTCAAGCACGGCTACCATCCCGGCGCGGTTGATACCGGAATGGACCGCACGCCACTCTGCACGGGTCTCCTTCTTCTCTCGCGGCAGGAGGTCTTGCTCGGTGGAGATGACGCCGAAGGGCATAGCGCCGTTCTCGATGAACTTCTGATTGAACTGAGCGGCCTTGATGTCCGGTTCTACGGCAAGGCGCGCGGCGGACAGCGGAGAGAGCCCCCGCCATTCGTTCGTGGGATTCGAGAGCTTGTAGAAGATCACCTCGTCGCGGTCATATCCGACCGCCTGCGCCCCGGTCGTGTACTGATAGCCGACCAGGCCGTGCTTCGGGTGGACGATGGGGCCGAAGCAGTCGGGACGCATCATGAAGAGGCGTACCGGCCTGCGGTGAAAGGCGTTCCAGACCTTCTCGACCGGCCCCTCTCCCCCGATCATTATGGAGGTGGCGAGGTCGGCGAAGAACTCGTGCCCGTCGTCGCCGGTCCCGTTCGCTTCCTTGGGCGGTCCGCCGGGCTGCTCGAGCAGCTTGTTCAGGTCGTGGCCGTAGACCGGCTCTGCGGGCCCGCCGGGCTCCTGATGGTAGACCATGCGCGGCAGTGTCGCGATGGTCTCAGCGAAGGCGGTCACGCACGAGTAGACCATGTGATGCGCCGCGTACATATTCTCGGAGGCTTCGCGGAACGTAGTCGCGGTCGTGCCGTTCGTGGGCGGCTGTGCTCCGAGCGGAGCGCCGGTGTCGACGCCCTGGATCCAGCGGTCTGTACCGCGACGGCTCTCGGGGCCGATGTTCTCGACCGGCACGGTTATCATGCCGATCATGTCGGAGATAGCCCCTAGAATGCCACTGCCAGCCACGCCGTCACCCCCAGGACTGTGATACCGAAGGCCACGCCGACGCCTCCAAGCACCAGGTAGAGCGGATTCCAGGTCTCACCGTCGCGGAACGCCTTGCGGATGTAGCGCGCCCACAGCGGAAGGACGGAGAACAGCACAGCCATACCGACGAGGCCCGAGATGAAGGTCAGAGCAATCACGAGCACCTCGCTTTCTCGGCCATCTCCCGGTCGCGCTGTCGCTGGCGAAGAATCTGCATGCCGAAAGACTCGTCAGGGTCGTAGAAGTCGTCCTCAATGTCTTTGCCGAGAATGTCTTCCTCTTCGGTCTCTTCTTCCTCGTATCCGTAGCCGCGGTCGACCTCGGCCACAACGCCGTAGCGAAGAGCATCCATGCAGTGATTGTTCTTGCGGGGATCCGGCTCGTTGTTCACCCACTCGTAGAGACCGAACTCCTCGATGGTGTGGATGCAGCGGGGATGCACGTGGATCTTCGTCTTGCCGTCCACGATCTTGAGCAGCCGCTTGACCCTCTTGACGCCGACGATGACCGGCTTGTCGCGCTGGGTGCGCTTGTCGAGCGCCGGCGCGGCCTTGGCCTGCCAGCCGGTGAGCTTCAAGTCCTTGATGCCGTCGGGAGAACGCGGGTCGCAGATGAGGTATTCGGGCACGTACCCGATGCCGCCGACCCTCTGGAAGTATTCCGCCATGATCCCCCCGTGCTCCTGCGGTGTCATACCGGCGCGGTAATACTCATCGTGGATGTAGACGTTGTCTTCCCAGACCTGCACCGCGAGACAGACGAACGGGTCGTCGAACCCAAGGTCGACCCAGCCGCGCAGAGGGACGTCGGGAAGTATCTCGAAGCGCTCCACGAAGGGCGGAGCATCCCTGAACTCCTTGTAGATGAGTCCAGCATGACTGACGAACTTGGCCCCGTACTCCTGGTCGAAGGTCTCTTCGTCGGTGGTGGCCTTGATGTCCACGATCTCCGGGTCTTCGATGCCCCCAGGGTAGACGTAGGGGTTCTCCCAGGAGGGCTGGCTGAAAGTAGCCCACTCTGGGCTCTTCTTGGCCGCTTCGAACAGCTTGTAGTACCAGTTCTTGCCGAGTGGAGTCGTGGCGAACCGAGCCACGCCGTGGTAGTCGGAAAGTGTCGGACGGACGTACTCAGGCCAGATGTCGGGATCAAGCATCGCGGCCTCGGCCATGATGACCCCGGTGAGTCCCTCGCCCTTGATCTGCTCCTTCTTCTCCCCCGACTTGATCTCGATGGTCGCTCCGTCCTTGACCTGGAGCAGATAACGGCCGCCTACCGTGTCGAGTACCGACTTGGTGAGACGCAAGACCTGTTGCTTCTGGAGCCGCTCGAGGTCCGACTTGAAGATGCGGAACTCTTTGACGCCGAGAGCCATGGTGGGAGCCACGACCCAGATGTAGGTGTCGGGAATGAAGACCAACGGACCCATGTCACGGGGGCCTTGGATCGTTTTGCCGAACCGCCGGCCCGAAGTGGCTGCCTTGAAGCGGGCGTTGGAAAGATGGAAAGGAAGCTGGCCGGCGTGCGGCTGATAGCCGACCCGCTTCCAGTACAGCATCTTGGATTCAAGGCTGAGGAGTTCCTTGACCTTGGCCCTGACCTCGAGCGTGTCCAAGGCGGGCTACTCCGCTGCTGGTGCGGCTGCGGGCGTCTCCGAGACGGTCACGGCCTCTTTCTTGGTCACGAACGGATCGAGAACGCTCATGTCGCCTGTCTTGGCCGCGAGGTCGATCGCCATCTGCATGGCAAGGGTAGAGGCCTCGGCGCTCCAGTCGTCCGCCCCGCCGCCTTCGCCCTTGTCGCCCTTCTGGACCATGCCCAGGCGCCACTGCTCTCCGGCGTGCTTGAACAAACCGATGAGATCCCGGACGGTCATCTTGTCGATCTTGTCCTCGTCGGCCAGTTTGGTGATGGCCTTGGCCGCCACCTCGAGCGCCGTGCGGACGACGTGCTTCCGGCGTTTCTCGTCGATGAGCTCCAGTTGCTCCTCGGGGAGCCTGCTCAGGTGGTAGCGGATGGTGGTCGGGTTCACGCCGAGTTCCTCGGCCACTGCGGCCTTGCTGTTCAGCTTCGCCCACAGGTCCGGGATCTTGGCGATCTGCTCCTTGGTCAGCACGCCTTTCTCAGCCACGATCGCCTCCTTCCGGGGGACGCTTCTTGATGGGTTCGTATGCCGCGCAGACGCCGTCGCCTCTCTGGGCGACCTTCTTGCACTTGGCTCTGAACAGGCGGCACGTGCGACAGGTGGTGGTGGGTTTCTGTTGCATGGTTCAGTCCCTCCGGGCTTTGTCTAGCCACATGAGACCCTCTTCTAGCTTGGTGATAGCCAGAGCCAGCGCCCGCGGGTCGTACCGCTCCTCGTGCGTGCCGTATTTCACTTGCGTCTTGAGCACGTCGGCCTCCACGAGGGCCCGGGTGATGCTCAGACGTACCTCACCGAACACAGTCGATGCCGGGGAAGACAGACCGTCCATCACTTCGCCTCGTGGCAGACGATCTCGACGGGGATCCCGGCGACCCGTGCCTTGTCGATCACGTCCTTGGTGACCTTCGATGCATCGAGGTTGTCGTGGAAGACGAGTACCAGGTCGGGCTTGTCGTCGATCATCGCCTGGTTTGCGATGGAGCCTGCCTCGCGGCCGTGGTCGTGCCAGTTGACCACCGGGCCGCCGTGGGAGATGTGAAGGTACTCGGCCGCTTCGCCGGCCATCTTGCTCGCGCCTTTGTCGAGGCGATGAATGACGGCAGAGGGTTTCCGCAGTTCGAGTTCGGCGAGGATCACGCGGTCGTCCTTCCAGTCGCGGTCGCCGCAGACGAGGAGCCTCATGGGGTGTCCTCCCGTTGGACGTTGGGGAAATGTGGTGCGGAGGGCCGAACGGCCCAAGGAGCCGGAGTCAGGCTATGCCGACCTCGGAGAGGCGGGCGGAAAGGTGCTGGGCAGTCAGAGGCTCCCGGGTCCAGACCTCGAGGTACGCAAGGCCGGTCGCTTCGCAATGGGCGCGCACCTCGGCATCGCGTTCGCGCCAGGGGGAACAACGGTGGCGGGGCTGGTTCTCTTCGACGACGAGACGGTGGTCGGGGAAGAACATGTCGACACGGTGCTGAGGCAGGCCGGGCAAGACGACCTCATTCCCCGGTTCTTCGCCCAGCAGCGATGCCAAGATAGGCGCGAGTTCTTGGTGCCTGTAGTGGTCTCGGCCGATCCTCCAGCCGATGGCCGCTGTAAGCGCGTCAGGCTGTCGCGTGGTATCGGAGAGCCTCCGCTCCTTGACGCGCAGTTCTCGGAGAACCTTTCTCACCAGGGGATGGTCCTCGCCTAGTTCGACTCGTGCTCTGCGAATCGCCTCGGCCAGTTCAGCGTCCTTGGCCTGCTCCTTGGCGTCGCTCTTGTGGTCGAGCGAAGGGGGCGCACCCGACTCTTCGGATGCAAGCGGGTTCCCGGCGAAAACCGGCGTGCTACGATGGTCCACGTCAACACCTCCTGTGTGTTGGCCACGCCCCCGGACGGTTGCACGTCGCGGGGGCCCTTAAATGGCTATGGGGACCGGGTTGTTGGCCGGTCCCCATAGCGTAAACGCAAGTCTAGCACATGATTTTAGTGGGTGAATCGTTTGCTGTCAAGCCCCCCCGTCAAGCGGTGCGGATGGTGAAGAGCGCCTTGGGGTCGATGAGCCGAATCTCTATGCCCATCTCCCGCAGATGCCGCAGCGCGCGCTGTCCGGGAGTCTCGGGCCGGGGGAAGCCGCACTTGTACATGGCCTCGCGGATGTCCTCCATGGTCAGGACCGTGGGCTGGGGAAGTGTCTCGGAGCGCTGGGAGAACAGAGGATTGGCCGTGCAGGCCGCCGCGAGGGTCCGCTCTATGGCGGCATCGAGTTCCCGGAGGTCCATCTCCATGTGGAACTTCTCGACGTGGATTTCGGGGTCCGTGGTCATCGCCGCGCCGCCTCGATCGGCACGAAGGCGCACCCGCAGATGGCGCAGTCCCACGCCCCGGGAGGGTACCAGCCGTAGGCCACGCGGCGGGGATGCGAACAGTCGATACCGAAGTCTCCCAGAGCCGCGAGGTACAGCACGTCATCCGGCCAGTCTTTGCCGAGGCGGTCGCGCTCCGCGAGTACGGCGTTGATGTGGCGCCCCACCCGCTCCTGCATCTCGGGACTGAGGTCGGCGACCTTGAGGTGGGGAAACGGGAGGGGTCCGTCCTCGAGACCTGCCAGGACGTTGGCGACGGCCTTCTGGTCGGGGCTCATGGCAAGAGGGTCCTTTCGGCTTGGTGAGACAGCGGTTCTCAGGTCCGATTGTAGGACGAGGAAGAGTGGAGGTCAAGAGGGGCGGGAGTCCCGGCCCCCGGGGGAGTGACATGCGCTTGACAGACGCTCGGGTCCACTCCCCCGGACGGGTGAAGCCAGGCATGACGTCTGTGTCCCCGTTTCTGACACGCCCCTCGGCGGCGTCACGGCCTACTCACGTGCCCGAGGGGATCATAGCGCAGGAAGGGGGTTCTGTAGGGGGAACCGGGGTATTGGGACCCCCCGTGTGGAGAGGGGACGGTGCATGGCCGCGGGGGCCGGCCGATAATCTCACCCCATACCCCGTCCGCATAACACCGAGCCCGGGGGCAGTTTTCAGCCGTGGCAGGCACATACGCCGCACAGCTGTATCGTTTACCTGCTGTAAACGTGACAACGGCGCAGGATCGACGCTCGGCCGCCACTACCACGGGCCCCTGAGCTCCAGCGAGCGCGGATCGACGCGCTGTGTGTGGGCCGCGAACGATTCCAAGTCCTCCTCTTTCTGCATCCGTTCCCCATGCTGCACACTCGGCCGTTTCCCACAGAACACTCCCGACACGTTCCCCATGCTGCACAACCCTCGCACAACCCTCGCATCTCCCTCCGGACACCCCGCACACTGAACACTCGCGCATCTCCCCAGCCGCCACATACTCTCAGGCGCTACGATCTCCCACTCCCACTCCGTAGCCCATGCCCTAAAGCAGCAGCCGTCTCGACCGACGTAACCACGGCCCGCGTAGGACTGATACCCTGGCGTCTCATGTAAGCTCTTCACGCCCAGGGAAGATGCGTACCAGCGGCCGTGGTATCTGGTGGCGAGGTGACACTCTGTAGGCCTGTTCTGTTACGTCCTTACACCCTACTACGTAGGGATACATAAACGCGCGCGCGCGTACGCGGGTTATTATTTGTATACAGGTGTCTACTACATGTGTTGACAGATTCGAGGGCCGGCTCGTGGCGAATCCGTGGCCGATTCTTGTAGATACCTATTGACAGTTGAATGTCGACGGGTGTATACTAGTTTCATCAAGACAAAGAGCCCCGCGAGAGCGGTAACTCCCCGGGGCGCGGACGACCTAGTAGGAGGTCATCATGCGAGATTCTATCACTTCCCACTCCGCAGCCGAGGTATATGGGCGCCGCCTAGCGTCCGACGATATCCGGCTCGGGCTTCCCCAGGATAGCGAGTACATGCTTTCCTGGCTGCTGTCTAGTGTCGGCGTCGTCGAGCACAACATCCGCGGGATCGCGAAGGACTGGACACTCACGATCGACGATGAAGACATCTATCGTGTCTGGGCCGCCTACTGCGAAGAGCATGCCGGCTCCCGCTTCGAGCGCATGGGCATGGTGGCCTGATGCGGACTATCTATCTCCCAGCCATTGAGCGTAGCGTATCCCTGGGTGCCTACCTGCAAGCCATCCGCCTAGCGAAGAGCAAGCCGGATGCGACGTTCAAGCACGGTCTGACCTGCTGGTATTCATGCACTGGCGCGGACATCATGCGGCAGTTCCGGCAGGGGATGCACGACAGAATCAACCAGGCTATCCCCTACTGCGAGCGCGGGCAGGTGGCGTCATGACCTACTATCGCGTTATCGACGTCACCGATACCACTCCGCAGATCATCGCAGGCGGACACTGCCGAATCACTGCGCAGGACGCGGCCGAACGGGTAGCCGAATCTTGCGCAGCCCGTCATCCGGACCGGACCTACTGCGTCGAGTCGCGCGCGGCCGGTGACTATGACGGCTGGACGCTCGAATCCGAATGGCGCGACGACTCCGATATCTACCAGGAAAGGACGAACTGATGGCACGCGTTACCACATACAGCCCTATAGGCTACTACACCGACTGCGACACAGCCGTTTGCGCCGACTGCGCGATGTCGACCGACATCGAGAATGCCATCGGCGCCACCGAGGAACCCGACGCAATGGACGCCGCCGCGACTCCGGAACCCGCGCGGCTCACGTACCAGACTAAAGACCTGAAGCGGGCACTAGCGCGCGTCAAGCCGTTCGTAGCGTCCGGCGCGCGTGCTATCCCTGTTCTCGCGTGCGTCATGCTGTATCCGTCGGCCGTGGTCGCGACCGATTGTGATGTTTGGGCGGAAGCCGACGTCGACGGCTCCGGTTATGGTCGCGTCCTGCTGCCGCATAAGTCGCTCATGGCGGCCGTCAAGGCGTGCAAGGCGCCGACTATCACGGTCGAATCCTTAGAGGACAATAGGGCGCGCGTCGACTCCGCAATAATCGCGGGTATCGATCCGGTCGACTTCCCACAACGGCCGCAGTTTGTTGAACAAACTGCATTCACGGCCGATGACATCCTTCCGGCCCTGTCCGTAGTCTTGCCCGCGGTCTCTCGCGATGAGACGCGGCCGTTGCTCTGCGGCGTACACGTCAAGGCGGAGCCCAGCGGCACCACGAAACTGATCGCGACCGACTCATACCGCTTGCACGGCGCCGACGTCCGGCCCTACGTGGAAGGTGCCGGGCTTGACGCCGGCGTCACCTTGCCGGGCGCCATGCTCGCGGCCGTGGCGAAGTCGAAACCGGCTTATGTGGTCGTCATGCTCGGCCGCGGCGACAATGGCGTGCCGCTGGACGGGCACCCCGAGGACGTGCACACGCGCTATGTGGTCGCGACCGACTCTATGATCCTGCATGGTCGCACGGTCGACGGCCAATACCCGAACTATCAGCAACTGGTACCAGTCGACCTGCCGCGCGCCTTGACTCTTGACCGCGTAGCAATGTCGGAGTCCGCGCGAGCGGCCGCTAAAGTGCTCGGCCGTGCAATAGCGCCGCTACGGATCTCATACAACGGAAACGCTCACGTCGACGTGAGCATGATGCACGCCGACGCGGAATACTCAGCAACGCTCGAATGCGCCGGCGACGATGGGGAAGCGCTCACAATCGGCGTGAATCCCGACCTGATCGCGGACGCATTCGACGTAATGAGCGGCCGCACAGTGACACTGCACGCAATAACGCCGCTCCGGCCCATGCTGCTAACGGAGCCCGGCCGCTTCGCCCTGGTGATGCCGATCCGGCTCTCCGACTGAGTCGGACGCCGAAACCAATAGACAAACCCTGGACTAGGAAAGGATCGCACAATGAAACCGATTGAGATAGCACGCGAAGTACTCGACAGATCCGGCGCTATGGTAGCCCGTCCGCGCAAGAACGCGCCCGGACAGTATGACGCGAAGCCGTGGGCTACGGGGAATCATCGCGGCTGGGTGCTGCTGGACGCGACCACGGCGGGCGCTATGGTGGCGGTATACGACGCCATCGGCCCGGACGCGCAGGCCAAATACGACACGTTCGACCTGCTCCGCGCGGTCGATATCTCGTGGAAGGTGCTCGCCAGGGCGAAGGGTGGCGCGCGATGATCCGCTTCATTTGGAACGGCATAAAGGACGACTCCGGCAAGTTGTACCGCGCCTGGTACAGCAAGGGCGGGCTAATCAACTACCCCGAGAGCACCATCACAATCTACGGCCGCGACTATTGGCCGCACTTCCCGCAGATCGACGGCCTGAACGTCCAGAATGACACCGAGTTTCAGACGGACTACTACGAGACCGACCGCGTCCGCGTCACTCCAGACAATCCCCACTATCCCGCCGTGCACGCGGCATGGGAGAAGCAAGAGGCCCACAACGCGAAACGGTACGCGAAGCGCGCGGCCGCCGAGCAATGACCACCGCCACGACTCCAGAAACCGACACCGAAGGGAGAACAATGGACGCAGTAGAGACTTCGAAGCATGGCCGCATCCGCTGGCTGACCTGCGCGTGCTGCGGCGAGGAAACGCGCGGCCGACAATGGCCGAACCGTGATACCGGCTACGGGGTGTGCGTCGCCTGCGCGGATCGCCACGCGGCGAAGTATGGCGAGGGCACGCCGGCCGACGGACAGTGCGCCGATAGCGTTTACTCGCTCTATGGCGTGCGCGGTGTTCACTTCGATATCAAGGAGGCTTGAGCAATGGACACAGTCAAGACTGAGCGCGTGAAAACCACCATGCCGCTACCGTTCTTCGCACACGGCCGCGCCGTCAAGTGTTGGGACCATGGGCACGCCTATACCGTCGCCCGCATTGATCCAAACGACAAGTTCACGGCCGAATCTCGGCCCGACTTCGCCGAGTACATCGCTACCGCGTGCAACTTGTACCGGGACCTGCTCGCAGCCTGTAACGCCGCCCTTGCCTACCTCGACGCCGAGGACAGCGCCGGGCTGGTGGCCGAGATCGCGGCGGCCGTGGCGAAGGCCGAAGGGCGGACGCTGTGAAGCCGGGCGAGACAAACCCGGCGGTCGAAGCCAAGGACCGACTACGCCGCTACTTCGACGCACGGCAGGAGCGTTACCCGTTTATCTACGGCTGGGTGCGCGTCAAAGACGCCTGGTGGTGCGGCTCGAACCGTGGCGACTACCGGGTGCACGATGACGGGCGGATCGAACATCTACCGGAGGAGGTTTGACCGTGGAAGCATTGACGACTGAGCAGACAACCGCATTCGACCCGAACGACCTACCAACCGCGAGGCGCTACTGTGAGGTACTGGTAGAGCACGCCGAGAGATTCCAGGAGGAGATAGGCAGCGATTACGTGCCCGACGTCCCGCGCGCTCGGTTCGTGCTCGTCCAGCGCTCGCGGCTGACCGGCCTGTATTGGCTCGACTTCGGGGACACGCTCCAAGAGGCCATCGACAGCCACGACGCCGACGAATACCCCGAGGACTGGCCGATAGAGTACGCGCTCGACCTGGACACTGGCGAGCGGTACCACGTGGCCGGCGTGCGGACCGAGACGAGCATGGAGCTCGACGACTGAGGCAATAGGCAAACCCACGACTAGGCAATAGGCAAGCTCTGGACTAGGAAACGAACGCGAAGGGAGAGGATCATGCGCCACTACTACGCCGAACAATCACCGAGAGGATTCGCCAACGAGATCGAGGTACACAAGTTCGAGAGCCGCGCCCAGCGGGACGCCTGGGTTGACGAGCACAGAGACGACGGCGACATGAACAGCGCCAGTCAGGGCGCGAGCGCCTGCACAGCCGACCGCGCCCGCCGCATACTCGCCTATCGCGGCGACGCTATCACCGAGAGCTACAACGGGCTGGTGGAGCATGAGCCGCTGCTGATGTTCGCAGCCTATGACGACGCGGGCATATGGGCAATCGGCGACACACCGGAGGCCGCGCTCGCGGTTTACGCCCTTGGGGGACAGCTTGCGCCGGACGAGATACCGGCAACCATGCGCACCGCGCCCATGACCTACCGCCTGGCCGAGAAGGTGGAGCGCGAGGGATACGACTACAACCACCCCGGCTATAGCTGGCGCGTGCTGCCGGACGGGACGCTCGACCTCGACGAAGGAGGCCAGCAGTGAACCCGGCAACCCCGCTACCGTGGCAAGCGTGCAATGCGAGCATATTCACGCAGGAGTGGCTTGCAGTGGCTAAACGCATAGCCGCCACAGGCACCGACAAAGACGCCGCCTACATCGTCCACGCCGCCAATCTGTACCCGGAGCTGGTGGCGGCGCTGAGGGACGCTGAGCGCTGGCTAGGAGTCGCCACAATCGGCAACCCCGCCACAGGACCACGCGAGGCATGGGAACGCTGTAGATCCATGCTCGCCAAGTGCGGGCCGGCACTCGACGACGAACGCGACGCCTACCCGTCGGGAACGGTCGACGACCTGGAGCGCTACCCGAACGACGGGAGCCCGTGGCCGGGAGAGGGGGCACCCAGTGCATAGCACCTATGGCAAAGGAGCTATGGCCTACTACCGCCGCGAGACACGCCGCGCAGCCGCCGTGCGGGCACGAGAGCGGCCCAAATGCAGCCAATGTGGGCACGGCGACAGCACGGGCCTGATCGATGGACTGTGCACTCGATGCTTCTGTCGGAAGATGGACGCCAAGCCAATGGAGAAACCCTAGACTTTGGAGGGAGGGATGACACCAAAACCAAGACGTCTGACATTCACGGCCGGGGAAGACCCCTCACCGCTTGCGACCATAGGGGACGTTATCGCCACCACAGGCGTCAAGCGCATGACCGCCGCGCAGTGGGTACAGCGCGGCATCGGCCCGCCGCCCGTCGCCTACACCGCCGCCGGCGCTATCTGGTGGTGGCAGGATTGGGTGGACTGGCTCAGGGAGCACCGGCCGCGGCTCTATGAGCAGATGATGAGCGGTCAACAGACCAATGGGGAAACGCAGGACTTGGAAGGAGGGACGGATGGCGATATTGACGCCTGAGCAGATCAGGCGGCTGGCTTGCGCCGGTAGCCCCGGCGAGGACGGTCTCGGCGGCGGATGGGGCTCAGTGGAGTTGTACGACGGCGGAGAATGGCCGGTCAAGGACGTAGCTGAGACCCTAACCGCCTACGCTGCCCGGGCGGAGTTGTACCCGCGCCTGCTCGGCACCCTGTGCAGGGCCGTGCGGCAGTTGGAGGCCGTCCCCGAGGATGTGCCGGGCTGGACGCAGCGCACGCACCTATGCCGGCAGGCCCGGGAACTCGCCAAGGAGGCCGGCGAGACGTGGGCAATGGGCAATGGGGAGACTCTGGCGAAGATCGTCGAGATCCGCATCGGGGACTACCGCTGGCACCCGGATGAGATCACTATCGGGGACGCATCCACGCTCAGCGAGCGCCGAGGGGGCAATGATGCCGACAGCGACTAGGAAGCGCACCAGACGCACCGTACCCGAAGGACTCAACCGGCAGGAGTACGATCGCCTCATGGCGCCGGCTACCGTGGGAGATCCACGCTCCGGCAGTTACCAGCGCGACCGGATGCTCCTCGAGCTCCTGGCCGGCACCGGCCTGCGCATCAACGAGGCCCTGTCGCTCAATCGGGACCGTGTGGACTTGGTTGATAGTTCGGTCTGGATTCCAGCGGCCCACTCCAAGACCGGCCGGCCCCGTCGTGTGTACTTCGGGGAGAGCCTGAGCGACAAGCTGGCCGCGTATCTGGCCGCCATGCCGCGGGAGCAATGGGCGCTCTTCGTGACTCGGACCGGGGCCCGGTTGACCGATGCCCACGTCCGCCGACTGTTCAAGAAGTTCGCGCGCCGCGCCGAGATCGAGCCAGAGCGGCTGCACCCTCATTCACTCAGGCACACGTATGCGATACGCTTCCTGTCAATGGGCGGGACGCTCGAAGCGCTCCGGGATCAGTTGGGGCACGCATCCACCGCGACGACGCACATCTACACCCAGGCGGCGTCATGGCAACGCGCCGAGCAAGTAGCTCGGTTGGACCTGTAGGGCAATGGCAATGGGAAGACTTCGGACTTTGGAAGGAGAGACATGAGAGAGACGGATAGGTGCGAGAAGTGCGGCGCGGCCTTGAAACCGGACAGCCGGTTCTGTCCCGAGTGCGGGACGACAGTGCGGCGCCAGGAGAGATCGCCGGCCTGGCCGCACGTGTTCCTGGCTGTGATGCTGATCGGAACGGGTATCTGCTTCGTGCTCGGCTGGGTCGCAGCCGAGAGTGCAGTGCAGCAGTGTGCCTGGTTCGCATCAGGCGCCGTGCTGGGGATCCTCGGACGGATCGCACAGGCCGCAAGCCAATAGGCAACCCTCAGACTTCGGAAAACGTGAAGAGCCGGGCGAGAACCCGGCTCTTCTGGCGTCGGTGGGCAACCTTAGCCGTCGGGGATTGTATCACCAACGGCAGACACAATCCGCCCACGGCGTACCACCTTTCCAGCACGAGTCGCCTGTACGGTGACGGTCGAGCACCTCAAGTCACGGGCTATCTGTGCCTGCGAACATCCATCGGCCGTCATCTCCTTGATGCGGCGGTTACGGGCGGCGCGTTTGATCTCACGTCGGCGCTTGCCCTTGTCGCCGGCGACTACGATCTCCTCCTGGAAGAACGGGATTGGCACGTCCACCCATTCGGCCATGAGGCGCAGCCCCTCGGCTGAGCGAGAACTCACGCGCTCCGGCTCGTACCAGTTCGGCTCCGGGATCTCCACGCAGTCGGCGCGAACAGCCGCCGCCAGGACGGGATACTCTCGCTGGAGCCGGTCAAACGCCTTACCGACCGCCAGGAGTTCGTACTTGTAGCTGAGGTAGCGTTGGTACCGAAACCACTTCTCGAACGCCTCCACCGGCCACTCTTCGCCGTACTCAGGCAATGAGGGCGGATGCCACTCGGGCTTGTCGGTCATCTCCAGTTCGTTGAAGTAGCAGGCCCCGTGACCACCGATGCGGATCATCGTGTAATGCGCCGGGAGCAGCCATATCACCGTCGCTATGGCCAGGGCGCAGTCGTTCAGTTCCCGCTCTTTCGACTTCCCGCTCATCGCGACCCCCTCGGCATCTCGGAGATGAGCTTGCGGATATCATCGCCCGTGAACGTGCCACCTTCCAGCGTGTAGTCGGTGACGTACCCTTCCTGGTCGACATCGATTTTGGCGAAGATGCGGCCGTGACCGACTACGCGCTTGCGCTTGCGAAGGTCGCTCACGAGTTCGTCGAAGAGTATGTCGACATCGTCGGGACGGAACTGGTGACGATTACGCTTCGCCATTGTGGCCTCCGGTGGTCAGCGCCGGCCTCGAGCCGCTCGGGAGTCTGAGCGTCCCCGCTATCGCCTCGAGGTTGTCGCGCTGCCGTAGCTGGTCGAACATGCGCAGGTACTGCCCGCGCAACACGTCCATGTTTTCGCTCATGTAGGCGTCCCGCCATCCGATAGCCTGCGCTACCCTGCGGGTCACCGGGCAGAAGCTCTCCATGGCTTCCAGTTCGGTGTAGAGGCTGTACCGGCGGATGCCATGGATGAATTCCTGCCATGACTCCGCTCCGCTCGGCTCCGGGCCTCTGGCGGCCTCTAGGGCCTGCTCTCGTATCTCAGCGATGGTGGGAGGAAACTTCGTAAGCGCGATGTGGCGCCGCACAGCCGTCTCGGCCAGTTCGTAGTCGAGGTCGCCGATCATCTGGACCCAGACCGCCACACGAGCTTTGTCGACCTCGAAGGACGGGTACGCCGCGGCAATGACGGATACCAACTTCGCGACCTCACTTGCCTGCATCCTCAGCCTCCTTCAGTTCGCGGAATATCTCAAGGGCGCGCTGCGTGTTGGTGTTCATGGCTGGGACCGATGTGCCGCGGTTGTCGTAGTTGCCTTCGAGGATCTTCACGAAGTTGCTGGGCTTGGTTATCCAGTCGATGCCGAACCGCGCCTGCTCCTTGGTCCTGCCGGCCAGGAAGTCAGATGCCTCCACGCGCCGGAAGAACGCCTCGAGGCCGTCCATGCCGAGAGCGTCATGCGCAGCCTTCAACCGCTTGCGCCGTGAGTCGTTGGCGATGCTCTGCACGGCCGGGAGTGAAGGACAACATTTGTTGAAGAGGTCGACGATCTTCTGGTAGGGAGTCGGAGACCTTCGCCTTCGCGGAGGTGCGGCCGACTGCTCTTCCCAATCGATGCCGTCATCGTCGGCGGTGTTGCGCGACGAAGACACATCGCCAGATGTGTCTTCTGATGGGTTAGGGGAACGGGTACTTGGTACGGGCCCGGGTACGGGCCCGGGTAATGAGTCAGTTATGGGTGATGTTATATCGTCTGTTGCGTAGTCTGTTATAAGAGGTGTTATGGAAGCCGCATCAGCAGCGGGTTTCTTCTCGCCCCAGCGTGATGCCATCCCGCGCTTGCCGGCCTCGCTTTTTGCCCGGATCTCCGCCTCGTGCTGGGCCCGCGAAGGTTGATAGTCGAGGAAGTCGTGAATGCTGTATGAGAGCGCTCGGCCCTTCTCATCGCACTCTTTGACCTCCCACATACCGACCCGCACAAGCTCGTTGATGAGTTGGTGCGGACTGCCTGACGGAAGCGCAAGAGACAGGTCGCCGGCAAGCCGGAACACCTGGTTCACAGGCACGATCCCGTCGGTCAACTTGTGGTTGCACCAGCAGAGCGCGAGGGTATGGAGACCGACGCAGGCCAGCATCACATCAGAAGACAGGACCGCCACCTTCGGATGAGCATAGAACTCGTCGTCAAGTCGCACCCATGGCATCAGCCTGTCGCCTCCTCCACATACGCGAACTCGATCCGGTTGACCACTTGGGTTGCGGCACTGTAGGTGCGGCGCTCGAGATGGTTTGCGGCTATGAACATATGTACGAAGCCGATGGGCGTCAGATGCGGGAATCCCTCGCGGTCGCATTCAGACTGTCCGTACTCAACGATCTTGTTCAGCGGTTCATCCGTCACGCTCACCACCCGGATAAGCGCCAGCCGCTTGACCTTCTCGCCCTTCTTGAGCCCCATGCACTTCTCACAGGCCCACAGCAGGTCGCCGGGTTTCAGGAAGCTCCAACCGAGACGCCGGGTGACGGTCTTGGAGCCGTCGCGGATGGCCTCCGTGGTCATGGAGAACGACATATTACGAGGCATCACGTCACCGGAGCCCGATGGAATTGGTACCCGCACTTGCGACATGTCGAGGTGTAGCCAGCCGTGGTCTCTACCTCAGCGCCGAACTCGTGGACGCACCCTGGAACCCCCCGCACCGGCTCTACCCGGTAGTACGGTGAATAGGGATTGCCGCAGTTGCAGGACGCCACCCACGGAGCCCAGACACGATTGCAGCGTGGGCATATCCAACCCTCATTCATCGTCCCCCTCCCCCGCGTCAATCTCGGCAAGGGCAGCAGCTTCGTCGTGCTCGTCAAGCAATTGGAACAGTTCATACAGACGGTCCTGGCGTGCCCCGTCATCCATGAAGTCGGCGCGGTGCTCGGACCGCAGCGCCTTCGCCGCCTCCGCCACCTTCTCCAGCCGCTGCACCCTCGCGGCCTCGGCAGCGGTGAGGCGAGCGATATCCGGCGAAGGCCATGTCCACGCTATGTTGAGTCGGCAGAGTTTGGTGGTGGCCTTGTTCAGCCACTCTCGCAGCAGCCGGTTCTCAGCCTTGAAGCCGTCCCGCTCAGCCCGCGCCTCTCTCAACGCAGCTATGAGGGCGGGAACATCTGAGCGGGCATGGGCAGGATAGATAACATGGGGCCACGGTCCCTCTAGCTCCTTCTCGCACCGCTTCTCCATCGCCTCCAACTCGACTTCGGTCAGGTCACTCATGGTCGCCTCCGGGCTGGGGGATTGGGCGAGAGCAGCCAATGCCCGCTCGATGATGGCGTTGCGCTCGATGCGGTCCTTGTTCATCTGCGCGATGATTGGATTGGTCGGCTCCATGCCTGCGGTGTTGTCGGTCCACACTGCGTAATCCAGATACCCGCGCAAGATGCGACGAGGCAGACCCGCGTTAGGAGTCATGTCCACCGAGCGAAACTCTCTCCAATGCTTCACCGACTCCCGCAGCGCAGCCTCCATCTCTTCCACGCGGGTTGCCAAGAAATGACAGGCGAGGTTCAGTTTCTCGTCGCTCATGCCGCCGCCCCCCTCCTCTCAACAGCCATAACCATCTCCTCCCACGTCTGCGGCTCCGCCCGCCGCACACCGATCTCAGCAAGCAGCCGGTCAGCAGCGACTAGGGCCTCGCGCAGCCGCTCGACCTCAGCGGCCAGGGCATCGCGCTCGCGCAACAGATCATCGACCGCCGCTTGATGGTCAGAGCAGTTCTCATACTGCCACTCCCAAGTCAGTGCCCGAATCTCGGATAGTCGCTCCTCAGTCAGCATCGGAATCCTCCCTTCCGCGCCCGCTTCGTCCGCGGTCCAGAACTGCCTTGAGCATGAGCCAAGCGTTGACCACCGGCGCGGGGTAGTTGTCCGTCGGGAACCCAAGCTCTTTGATGGCATACTCCAGCGCCGCCTCCAGCTCAGCCACGCGGGATTGGAGGGCGGCGTTATCGGCCTCCAGTTGGCATATCTCACACGACCGGGCAAGATGCCCGTGTTTGCAGTCGCGCTCGCTCATTCCGCCGCCTCCAGGATGGCGCGGGCGAGAGTGACGATGTTTTCCCAATACCGCCAGTTCGGGTAATTCTCCACCGCCTCACCGTGTTCATGCCGCCAGATGCGAGCAGCCTGTACCGCTTTCGCCAGTTCCAGCGCCTGCTTTTGCCCCTGGACGAGACCGGCACGGTAGAGTCGCGCCACGTCGGGACAGCTATCGGTGTTGCGCCATGGATCTCCAATGTAATCTCGACGCTGCACCTGTGCTCCGTTCGTCGAGATACGCCAATAGGAGTTCAGCAGAAACCACTTCGGCTCCACCTCCGGCTCAATCTCCGGGTGTAAGGCTTCCAGTCGTTTGATGCGGTCCTCTAGGTTCATCACAACCCCCTGTTGTCTCCCGGTAGCTTGATGCTTCGGTGCTCTCCCACGCGCACCACGGTTTTCTCTTCCTGCGCGCTCTTGACCGACACGACCCGCGCGTACATGTCCACGATCTGCCGGTCATTCCAGCCGTCGTTCTTACCCAACGTCCCAAGTGAGTCCATGACGAGCTTTCCGAGGTTGTCGATATCCCGGGGCCGGGCCGACAGGAAGAAGTACATCTCGATCCCGTAGGGCTTCTTCGGCTCAAGCCGCACGCCGGCCGCCATGGCACACTCCATGACGTGACGCTCGGCGTCTTGGGTGCGCGTCGGCGTGTACCAGTTGCCCGTCTTGTTGTTGCGTCTCGGGCGTCCTTTGGGGACGGGCGGTCCGGGGATCTCAAAGGTCCATGCGGTGCCGAGGTTGAGGGCGTTGGGGATTCTCATCGCAGTTTGTTCGCCCTCCTCTCGCGCCGAGGTATCAGGCGCCCGGTGTGGTCCCGCCACTGCCCGTACTTGTCCTTGTAGGCTTTGCCGGCCTCCAGGGCCACAGGGGCCATGCGCTCATCCCACCAAGCGGGCATCGCAGCGAGCGTCGGGGTCTCCCCCGGCTTACGCTCTTGGCCCGGCTCCGGGCAGACGTGGTCGGCGAACTCGTCAATCCTCAACGTCTCTCCGCAGTTCGGGCAGGGTCTGGTGATGACGGCGCTACTGTCCATCGGCCACCCCCACGGGACCGCACTTGCCGCCGTTGCGCACTGAGCGAAGGCACTGCTCGCACCCATCGCCGCGAACGCCCGGAGCCTTGACGAAGGCATCGCCCCCACAGGGGCGGCTGGCCTTGAGATACTCACGGACGGCACGCTCAGTCTCAGGGGATACTTGAGGCTCAACCCTCATGTTCGACTCCAGGGTTGTCGAACATATCGCCTCCGAAGTCGGAGCCATCCGGGTCGAAGAAGTCCTCGTCCTCGACAACCTCGTAGTCCGGTGCCTCCTCCGTCTCGCCGGTCCAGTCGACCGCGTCCGAAGTCTCAAGCTCTGGTGCAGACTCAGACTCTCTCGGCTCGTCGTAGACCTTGGGCTCACCGTCTACGTTCAGCGCGACCTCGATCGGGCCGCCCCGGTAGCCCAGCAGTTCGATCTCCACCAGGGACTCGACGACGATGACCGTCTTGCCCTCGTAGACGTCCTTCTTGAAGATGGGCGCCCGCTCTTTGACGTAGCCGCGGCAGACGACCTCAACGACCGTGCCGGGGCGAAGCTCACGGTCCCGGTAGACGATCTTGCCCTCGAACTCCGACTGTGAGGTCTCGTCGCCTCCCGAGAGTGACCACCGCTCGCTCTTGACGCGGTAGTCTTCCCACTGGGCACCGAGGAGGGACAGTTGCAGGGCCTCGCCGGTATCGGCGTCCACGACCGCGTAGCGGCGGCGGGGGACGGAGGTGTAGATAGCCACCTCCTCCGGCAGAGCGTCGAACTCCTCGGTCGGGTCCTCGTCATCTTCTTCGAGCCCCTCCGAGTCGGCTACGAGTGCCATGCACTCGTGCAGGCTGCCGCAGACCTCGCACTGCGCGTCATCGGCGAGTCCTGGTTCTCCGAAGCACCCCGGGCGGTCCGGTTCCTGTTTTTCGTCCGCGTTTGAGGCCTCGAACGCCTCGATGGTGCCAGGCACCTCAGACGCCGGGTCGACCTCCATGGTCGCGGTCTCCCCCTCGGGCGGCGCAAGCTCCTCTCGTGGCATGAAATCGTCGACAATCGGCTCCCCGAGTGTCTCCTTGTTGACCTTCAGCGGTTCTCCCTTGACCTTCACTACAGCCTCCTTCTGGCTTAGTTTCATCACTCGTGCGCGTTCCTCTTCTGTCGGCTCCCAGCCGCAGACGTTGCCCTCCTTATCGATCTTGGCTTGGCAGGGACCATGGAAAGTGTTGCGGCCCTTGTGTGGATGCTCGGGATGCTGGCAGGGGATGAAGTCGTAGGGACGTGTGCTCACTTGCGCCGCCTCCTTGACGCGGTCTTCTCGGGTCTGTCGAACGTGCAGGGCCTCCCGTCCACCAGAGCGAAGAACACGCCCTTGCCGGGATACTTCGGGTCCTCTTCGAGCATGTCGTTCTCAAGCGCCTGGTAGACCTCCATGCCGTACTCCGCAGCCGACTCGTAGTCGCCGGCGGGGATGAAGTCCACCTTGCCCGCCATGGCGGCGCGAGCGGCTGTGAGTTGCATCTCAGCGAGGAAACGGGCGGCGGCGGGAGTGAGCAACAAGGTCACAGCGCCATCCCCCCCGGTATCTCGCGGTACTGAACGCCGTCGATGGTGCCGGGGTTCATGGCCGCACCTCCACATGGCTCATTCCATCCTCGCCGCGCTCGACTAGGATTTGAGAGGGGAGAGCTTCAAGGAGGTCGGCGTGATGGCTTACCAATAAGACCCTGTCGAAGCGATCCGCGAGGTGGTGGAGGATCTGAACGAGATGCTGACGACCGCTCTCGTCAAGGCCCTCCGGCTCATCGATCACAAGTGACCTCACCCTGGCCGAACTTCTTCGCGCCATGAGCAGCGCCAGCCCCAGCCGGACGCATGACGCAATCCTGTACTTCTCTCCCCCGCTGAATCCGCTATAGGCTCGCGACGGGTACCCGTTGCGGTCCACGATGATCTCCAGGGAGTCGCGGGTATCCCCCGCCTTGGTCTCCTTGGTCGTCTCAAAGGTGACGTGCATCCCCCCGTCGTAGAGGCCGGTGAGTTCGTTCACCTCGGCCTCGAGGTCCGCGACCACGTTGCCCACGATCATGAGCGGGATCCCGTTCTTCCCAAACGCCTTCTTGAGATACTCGGCATCCTCGAGAGCGGCGGCCTGTTCGGTCTCTGCGGCCTTGGCGGCTTCCAGCTTCTCGCGGCTGGGAAGGAGCATCTTGATTGCTTCCTCGTGGGCCGCGAGCGCCTTCTCGGCCTCGGTCACTGCCTCGCGGGCGGCAAAGACATGGCGCTCGGCCTCCCCCACTCCGAGAGCCGCCGCTTCCCACGCCTGCCGCTTCTCTTCGGCCCCGGCGAGCACTGCCCGGCCCTCGTCTATGCCGTCCCATATCGCGTCGTCAGCCAGTTCGTCGCTGACCGCCTTGTACTCTTTGTTGAGGGCAAGGACTCGTTCCTCAGCAGCGGCGATGGTGGACAGCTTGGCCGGTATCTCGTCGAGTTCGTCGCGCAGGCGCTTCAGTTGGGAGTAGCGGGTCTGGTCGAAGGCGTAGGGCGGGAGGGCGGAGATGGCCTCGCGGACCTCGCCTTCCGCCTTCCTCTGTTCGGTGAGCAGGCGACGCAGTTCCTCGACTTCTGTCTCAGCCGCAGCGGCCTTCTCTTGGGCAGTGTCTCGTTCGGCGGTGAGTTGAGCCAACGTCTGTTCGAGAGCCGCGTCGGCGATCGGCTGTCCGCACCTGTCGCACAGCGGAGCCTCGGCACCCGCGATGGCATCGATGCGGGAGACAACGTCGGACGCTCGCTTGTGGAGGCTCTCCGCCTCACTGGCCTTCGCCTTGCCTTGGGCGACAGTCGAAGACACGGTCTGCTCTGCCGCTTTCAGTTGGGCGTCCAGTGACGCTCTCTTCTCCCTGATGGCCGCGTCTGACTTCTCAGCCTCTTCCAGCGATGCGAGTTCGAGGATGATGTCCGGCCGGGTGGCCAGCTTCGCCGTGAGTTCGTCCTTGTCGGCGATGCGGGCTTGCAGGGTCGAGCGTTCGGCAAGTAGAGCCGACTGCCGCTCTACGAGGCCGCCCTTGCGGTCCTCCAAGTCGCGCAGGCGCTTCTCCACCTCGTCCACGTCAGGCACGGCAGCCTTGGCCCGCTCCGCCGCCTCTCGGATCGACTCGTGTTCCCGCTCCCGTTTGGCTAGGCGCTCTTGCGCGGCCTCTCGAGAGTTGCGTTCGACCTCCGACAGTTCCTCGCGCTCTGCCAGCGTCTCGCACTCAGCGGTGTACCGCTCCACGTCCTCCCGCGCCTTCGCAAGCGCGAGCTTCGCCTCGCCCGCCTGCTCTTTCCAGTGCGCCTCATACGGCCCGTACTTCTTGTCGAGCGAGAGGATCTTCCCCAGGACCTCGAGACGTTCGGCCGGCGTCTTCGAGAGGAACGCCTTGGCCTCGTCTTGGGCGATGATGGAGGTCACCAGCAGCAGTTCCTCGTCGGCTCCGATGAGGGTCTTCACGCGGGCCGTGACCTCGTCCGCCCCGGTCGTATCGGCTACCCACTGCCCATTCTCTTCGCGGACCAACTCAGCGGTGCTCTTGCCCCGGCCCCGGATGGAGCGCGTGCGAGTGACCTTGTAGCGCTGCTGGGAGTCAGGGGAGAAGACCACGGCGACGGAGCACTCTTCCCGCTGCTCGGGCTCGCTCATCACATGGTCGTCAAGGGATCCGCGGGTCTTTGCGCCGGTAAGGGCGAAGATGGGAGCCTCGACAAAGGCTTTCGATTTTCCGTTCCCGTTCTTGCCCACGACGGAGGCCAGATGCACGCCGGTCAGGTCGATGACCTCGTGACCGAAAGAGCGGAAGCCGTCGAGTTCGATGGAGTCAATTCTCACAGCAGCACCCCCTGCCTTGTGGCATTGTTGATTCGTGCCTCGGCTATCTCCAGGTACTCCGGCTCCCGTTCGATCCCGATGAACTCCCGTCCCTCTTGGACCGCTGCCACGCCGGTTGTGCCGCTGCCCATGAATGGGTCTAGGACTATGCCGCCGGGTGGTGAGATGAGGCGCACTAGCCAGGACATGAGGGCAACGGGCTTGACGGTGGGATGATGGTTGGCAGCTTCTTTGCCGCAGCCGTGGATACGGTCTACTAGCGGGTTGCCTGTCGGCTGCCTATACTCCGCGTCTTTGACCTTCGCCTCCAACCCCTCGCACCCCGCGTTCCTCTCAGAGCGGGAAGCCTTGGGGCAGTAGAAGAAGCGGGAGGCACCACCAGAGTCGCCACCATATTCTCGATTTACCTTCGTGCCTTGCCGAAAGCCTCCAGCGTCCTTGCGGGGTAGCGCCCCGTTGCCATGATGAGGAGACAGTCGCCCGGTCGTCCTCACCCCGCTCATCTCATCCAGCAGCGCCCCGCTTGTCTCGTCCAGAATGACGTTCGCGGGCCAGCGACCCTGCGGCACTTCGTAGAGGGTCGGTGTTCCTTCGCCGTATATGCCGGTTGCCCCGATGGTGCCGACTGTGTGCGGGTTCTTGGCGTGAATATCGTCGGCAGGGTCTATCCCTATCCGGCACTCGTCTATCCCCAGCGGCCTGACGCCCTTCCCCGGCTTGCGGCAGAGGATGATTGGCTCCCATGCTGGCTTGAGATTGCCCTTGCCCTTGGGAAAGCCAGAGTTACCGGTGGCGAATACCTTGCCGTTGCGACGGGCGACGAACGCACCAGTCGGCACGCGCAGGCACCAGACCTTACCGACGTAATGGACGGGCGCTATACGGGCCAGATCGGGGCGGGTGAACCGTGATGCTCCCACAGCTTGTGAGCGCGGTTCGACTCGAACAGGAGCAGATTGGTCGGAGCGTTGTTCTCTGGGTTGTGGTCCAGATGGTGCACCACTTCTGAACGCAACAGCAACCGTCCCAGCTCCCGCGCCACCGCAAGCCGGTGCTCCATAACATAGCCGTCCTTGCGGGCCATAGGAGCGAACTCGGGCGGACAGCGAACGTAGCGCACGCCTTGGTAGTTGCCATGCGTCTTGAAGTAGGTGACGCCACCCTTCCAGGCGGGGTTGCTCTCCCCGCTCATCTTGGCCCGGAAGCTGGCCTCGCCCTCCGGCGTCCAAGCAGCCCGCCCCTTGTGCGCGTGCAGTCCCCACTCGGCCCCGCGCAATACGCCATTGCAGGCGCGTGAGCACGTCGGAGCCGTCGTTCGCTTCGCCCATGCCCGCGGCTTCCATACCTCTTTGCCGCAGACGGCGCAAGCCACCAACACCAAACCTACGCGCTCCTCGGGCGGTTTCTTCTTGTGAGGTATCGCGTTCCGGCACTCTTGCGAGCAGGTCTTGTTCCGTAATGCCTGTGTCCGGTTGAACGTAGGGAATGGCTTGGAGCAGACCTTGCACGTCTTCCAATACGGGAACGTGTACTTGGTGTTGCCGTGCGGCTTCTTCGGCATAGCAGAAGGTGTATCCGTTACCGTCATGGATAAGGCATCGGTGGTTTCGGCTGACGAGTTGATCGGTGCCGTCTGACTCGATGCGGTAGGCCGTGTCGTTGTAGTCGTAGACAACTTGCTCTTGGATGGGCTGCCAGGTGTAAGAGTCATCCGTTGCATCATAGCACAATGCGTGGCGTCCCGCCGTGGCTGTATGGTACGGTTCCCACCGACCGTCTACCAGGACTTCAGTGTCTTCGCTCAAGCAGCCGTAGAGCCACATGAGGGTGTCGCGTATCTCGAAGCCCGCGTCCTCTAGGGCCACCATGAGCCGGTGATGCGTGCGGGTGCCACCGAAGGCGACGAGGTAGTGGGCGGGCTTGAGGACACGAAGGGCGGCGACGGCCCAGTTGTAGTGCCACTGTTGGGCGGCTAGACCGGCCTTGCCGTATCTCACCCGACTACCGGCACCACCGAACGGCGTCCCGTCTGTCGGGCTTGCCGAACCGTTCCCACCATGCCCAGCACGCCACCCGAGCGTATCGGCAGACGGCTCCACTGTCGCAAGACGGTCCCACTCCTTGCCCATGAACTCCAAGCCATACGGCGGGTCGGTCACGATAGCGTCGACGCTGTCGGGCTCCATTTCGGCCATGACCTCCAGACAATCGCCAAGTATGAGGCGAGGTTCCGTCACTGCCCCACCACCTCTCGCGCCATCTCCAGCGCCGCCTTGTAGCACTCACGCGCGGCGTAGTCGCAGCCTCTGCCGATAAGCTGGCTTCCCTCATCGGATGGCCGCTTGAGGGCGGTGAACAGGGCGAACTTCTCAGCGACGGCCAAGAGGATGGCCTCCGCCTCGTAGGGCAGTCCCTGGTCGCGCAGTTCCTGTATTTCGGCGTCCTGCTGCGGCGTGACCAGGAAGAGACGATCGCCAGTGCGGGCCGTTACTTGCTCAGGCATTGACCACCTCCATGGCCTTGAGAACCTTCTCGGTGAGGCGCGTAGCCCTCGGGCCGTCGACGCCTTGCAGAACGAGGAACTGTTGCCACGCCGTCTGCATGTCATCCTCTTCGGTGACGGTGTTCGTGCGCTCGCTCGCGGTGTGGATGGTCTCGACGATGGGGCCGTGGACCTTCACCGCGCCGGCGTCCAGAAGGGCGCGCTTGATCTCGCCGTCGTCGATGGTCTTGCGAATGTCCAGAGTGGCCTTGTACTTCACCCGGACGATGGAGCCAGCGACCTCATTCATGGCGATGACGTTCTCCACGGCACCGCGCCAGTCTGCCCCGCCCCACTCAGCGAGGTCGACATCCACCAGCGGCCGCGTCTCTACCTCCTGAAACTCCATCTCGTCGAAGTCCGTATTCTCGTCAAGGGTGATGAGCCACCAGCCGTGCTTGTGCGTTCCCTCGCTGAAGTCGCACGCTTCTATCGAGCCGCTGTAGGCGATGCCCGGAGAGAGCACCTGCGGCATGTGAAGATGGCCCCAGCACTGGCACCTGAACGGAAGTCCCTGAAGCTCAGATAGCGGTATCACCGGCTCGCGGAAGAAGCGGGTCTCGGTGTGCGCCACCTTGGAGCCGGATATCGCCCCGTGGGCTACAAGTACGGAGCCGAAGGTGGTCTTCTTCTGTTCGGCCTTGGCACCCAGCATGTGCAGCGTCTTGAGCGACAACTCGACGATGCGCTCGTTCTGCTCATCGATGGTGAGCTTCGCGAACTCGGGATCGTTGGCCGCAACGTGGGCTCGCATCGGATAGGGCAGGCAGGCGACGGCGACGCCGTGGGCCTCTACTACCTCCGGGCGGCCGACCACAAGCACGTTCCCCCGGCCGCTCTCGTAAAACTCGCGGTCGTCGAACATCTCGACGGCGTTCTTGCGGCCCACCTGGCGCGGGGACTCATGGTTTCCTTGGGTCATGACGACGGTGATCTCATAGTCCTGGAGCCGGTCCAGCATGCGGAGGAACACGGCGATCTCGGTCGGCGTCGGCTTCGGGTTGTCGAAGATGTCGCCCGCGATGACGCAGAGATCGACCTTGGCCGCGATCATCCCGTCGCAGGCTCGCAGGCAGGCGCTCTCGAAGTCCCGCAGCCGGAAGTTCACGCCGCCCGCATCCTCGTCTCCGAGGTGGTAACTACTGCCGATGTGCAAATCTGCTAGATGACCGATGCGCAGTTTCCTACCCGAAGTCGACACCATCGTCCCCCCCACCGTAGGTGAACTTCAGCCACGCCTCGGCGCACATCCCCCAGCTAGGGTTGCTGGACTTGAGGATGGTCTCTTCGACGTACTTGCGCTCGGTGCGCACGAGCTCGGAGAGCATCTTCCCCTTGTGCGGCCCACGGGGAATCTCCAGGTCCGTCTCCGGTTTGGGGCCGAAGGTCTCGGGCTCGGCCTCAGCCTCTTCGACGACCTCAGCTTCTTCGATGATCTCGCCGGTCTCGGTGTCCACGCCGGTGGGCGCGTCGTCGCCTTCCATGACCTCGAAGCTCTCCACGTCTTCGCTGCCCGCCTCAAGCTGGCGCGGCTCCCCGTAGAGCGTGTTGGCCGCTTCCTGGCCGCCGGTCATGAGCATCCCGAGGATGCGGAGGTCGGAGGTGTCAGGGGTGAAACTGGTAGAGGCGATCAGGAACGGCTTGCGCAGTTCGTCCTTGGCGTAGTTGCCCTTGACCGTGAGAAGAGACCTGTAGGCACGCAGTCGGGCCTTGGTCTCCGTCATACCCATGCGGTGCTTCTTCACCCGGTCGTACCAGTTCTGCGCCCACCACTCGTTGAACTTGGGATTGCTCCTGTCGGGCGGGCCGACCTTCGTCACATAGTCGGGCACCGAGGAAAGCAGCTTGTCCATCTCATCGGCCTCGATCCATTCCCGAGATCCGGTACCGCGCTGCCACGTCCCGTCCGGGCGGCGCATCCGGGCCGACCATGTGATGCGGAGGTTCTGGTTGTCGCGACCGAAGTAGACGATGTCGGGCGATTCATCCTCAATGCCCGCCACCTTGGCGATCTGGTCGAGTTGCACCTTGGAGAGTGCGTATCTCGCGTCCTGGCCCTTGCTGGTCGGGTAGAAGTCCTTGATGTCCAGGCTGATGACGCTGATGGCCGGCGTGAAGTTCGGGTCGGCCTTGAAGATGGTCGTCGCCGGGGCAAGGACGTTGTACTGTTCCTTCAGCTTCGGGTCCGCGAGATTTATCATGATGGCGCCCTGGTCGTCGTACTGGACGATTCCAAGGCCGTCGGCCACCTGCACGAGCGCTCGCTCCTGTGGCCGGAGTCGTTCGAGTTCCTGTCCCTTGGGCATATCACTTACCTTTCTTCAGCGGTTCTTCCGGCTTGATCTTCACGAGGTAGCAGGCCCCTTGGCGTGAGGTCGCGTAGCAGAGGTGGCCGAGTTTGTTGTTGCGGATGGCGGCCGAGAACAGCGTCTGCACGTTGTTGGCCGTGACCTTGTTGTACTCGACCTTGCAGATGTCAGCCTTGCCTGCGAGAAACTCCTTCAGCACGTCCACAGCGAACGCGCCACGGTGCTTGAACGGCAACTCGTCGACCGGCGTCAGGCGCACGGCGGGGTTGTTACGCGGCTGCGCAGGCGGCGCGGCAGGGGCGATCGCGGCTTTCTTGGGAGTCGGCTGCGATGGCTCCGGCGTTTTCCCGAAGTCGGCCTCTGCGGCCTCGAGTTCAGCGTCCAGATCGTCGGGCTCCGCAGGCCCCTTCTGGCACGCCACGCAGTAGTCGAGACGGGAATACTTCGGCAGCTTCTCACCACAATGGAGGCAGGTCTTGGGGCCGGTCACGGATACAGCGCCCATCACCACACCTTCCAGCTCATGAGGAACCCGTACCAGCCGAAGATCGCCAGGAGAGCGCACGCGCAGGCGATGGCTCGCCAGGTCCATACCTGTTCCTCCAGGCGGTGCTTGCGGGCTCTCAGTTCCTCGAAGCGCGCCTCCATGGTGCTACGGCGATAGTGCAGGTCAGGGATGATGTGCGGGTTGGGCATGCGGCTCTCTCCTTTCAGGCGGTTTGCTCGAACAGGGTCGGACTCCACTCGAAGTCCTCGATCACGAGCATCAACTCGCGGCAGGTGACGAGGTTGTTCATGGCGCGCGAGTGGAGCGAGTCGTAGGTGCGCCGGAGATCCTTGACGTCGGCCTCGGTAGCGATGAAGACACCGCCGGGCTTGGTGAGCGCCACGACAGGCACATGCCGCTCGCGCCTCAACTGCTGCATCCCTTGGCGGACCTTGCGCTCGTTCCACCCGAGGGCCGTCTCGAGACGCCGGACGTTCGTGCCGTTGGCGGCTCCGACCGGGAGGGCAAGCTCCAGGGCATCAAGCTCGGCAGAGGAAAGAGCGCGGGGTTTGCTCACCTTTCGGCCCCCTCCCCCGCGCCCCTAGTAGCGAGCGCAGGGTCATGAGGGGCCGCTACGGGCGCAGCGGGGTGCTCGTGCCCCGTAGTGCCGGGGATGCCAGGAGTATGGATGACCTGGCTTGCCTCTCCCGGCTTAGCGTGAGTTGGCCCGATGAGCCTGAGCGATGGATCCGCCTTCTGGCGTGACCATTTGAGGTTAGCGTGGTGTCTGCGATGTTCCGCATACCCCATTTGCACCATGTGAGCGGGGTTGACGCAGAGCTTGTTCTCGCAGATATGATGCAGGGTCATGCCCTCACCTATGGGTCCGACAAGCACCAGATAGAAGAAACGATGGGCCGTCATGGTGCCGCCCATCGCGCGGACACATATTTGTCCGTGGCCTGCGCTGGTGACACAGCCTGTCCAATCCCAGCAGTCTGTCTCCTCATCAAGAACGAAGCGCTGGAGCAGTTCGCGGTCGAAGTGACCGGGCAGGTAACGAGTGGCGCGCGATGCGTGGTCTACGAACAGCGGAAGTTCGCCACCGCATCCACACTGGCAGTAGTGAGGCTTGGTGACAGGAGCGCTCAAGACGTTGCCTCACGTTCGCCGGAGGCGGGCTTCCCGATGATGCGTGCGCTCGGGTCGGCGTTCTGTGCGGCCCCTTGGTGGGAGGCGACGAGGTAGGTTTCTATGGCTTCTCGCGCTACGTCAGCCGCCCGAATCCTCCGAGCATAAGCAAGGTCGTCGAGCGCTTTCCACATGGCATCTGTCATGCGGATGGTGCGTGGCCTCATGGTGTCTTGTGTAGTATCCATGTGCTGAGCATACACGCACACGTTGCGGCTGTCAAGAGCCTCGAGACGCAAAAGGACCCCCGTACCGCCATAAGGCAGTACGGGGGTCAGAGAACCGCTGACATCAGTGTAGCAGAGAACCCAGCGTCTGCCGCACCACCGGCCCCGAGAAGTCGACATCGAGGAGCGACGTCTCTTCGCCGCAGAAGCGATAGGCGATACGGTTACGGCCGGTACGCCGGTCAGTGGCCGACCGACCGATGATGAGCGACGGCCCGTCGGCATGGTCCACGATGGACGGCCACGGGAACCAGACGTCGACCCCCTTCTCCTTGAAGTATCGGGAAACGCGCAGGTCGTAGTTGCGCATATCAAGGCCATCGCAGAGCTGCACCATCTCCTTGATACAGGCGGTCGGCACGCAGATGAGCGGCCCCCAGATGGGTTCAGGCATGACCACCCAAGAGGCGTTCTGTCTGGCGGCCTTGGCCGTGAGTTGCGACATGCGCTCCGGCCAGGGACGCAGGCGGCCGATATATCCGCAGACGGGATGGCCGGCCGGCACGTGCGTAAGCGCCTTCTCCAGCCCGGCCAGAAGGTCGCGCGGTACAAGGACATCGTCCTGGATGACCACGTGGTAGTCGGCGGCTGGGTCATAGGCCAGCATGGCCCGCCGCCCGGTGTCCCACAGGTCGTGGATGCGGTCCCAGGTCACCTCCACGGGGCGATCGAGCCGGGCGAGGATCTCCTGCACCTGCTCGCGCCGGTCGGGGTGCGCCATGAGAGCGGCCGAGAGCGTGATCGTCTGTTCCTGCACGCCGCTCCCCCAGTCCCTAGATGTTGCTGTCCACTATGAGTCCTGACCAGTCCAGGTCCAACACTGAGGTCTGCGTTCCGCAGAAGTCATGCGCTATCCGGTTGGTCCCCCCCGGCCGTGTCCTGTCGGCTCCGCTGCGCCCGGGGACGAGCGATGGTCCGTCATCATGGTCGACGATCGAGGGCCACGTGCTCCAGGTCCTTATGCCCAACTCCTCAAAATACCGCGAGATGCGAAGGTCGTAGTTCGCGATATCGACGATACGGTCGCAGAACGTCACCATCTCCTTGATGCAGTCCGTAGGCACGCAGATGAGTGGTCCCCAGTACAGGCACCTCGTAGTGACCCACGAAGCGTTGCACCTACGGGCCAGGGTCACGGTATCGAGGATGAGGTCCCGGGCAGGGCGCACACGGCCGATGTAGCCAGCCACGGGCACATTCCGCGGTACGTAGGCAAGCGCTCGCTCCAGACCCGCGAGCAGGTCTCGAGGTATCAGGAGGTCGTCTTGGATGACGACGTGATAACTACAAGCCGGGTCGTAGGCCAGCATCGCGCGCCGGCCCGTGTCCCAGCGGTTGTTCACTTGGTCCCACACCACCGGCACCGGTCGATCGAGCGCGGCCTGTATGGACGCCACCTGATTGGCGCGCGAGGGATGAGCCATGATGACGGCCGACAGACTGATCTCTTCGGGTGGTAGCGGCGGGGGGACTGCACGCTGTACCTTATTCTGATGCGGCTGCATCATCCTCGCTCTCTCGGCTTCCTCCTCCGCCTGCTCCTGTGCCTCTCGCCGCATCTTCTCCTCCAGCGCGGCGATCGCATCTGCGTTTCTCATCCGATGTACCTTTCATTGGGTGCCGAAGCGCTTGTAGCCACGGGTGGAAGCCACTCGTTCCTATCCGGCACGCACGACCGGCCCGGACCAGTCGATAGCAGTTGCCGACCCTTCCTCTAGAAACCATCGCGCTACTCGTGGTGATTTGTGCCTCGCGTCTCTTCCGGGGACGAGCGATGGGCCTTGCATGTGATTGACCAGGCTCGGTCGCGTGTACCACGTGTCAATGCCTTCGCTCTCCCAATAGGTAGAGAGCCGGGCATCGTAGTTGGGCACATCCCCCCGAGCGTCGGCGTGCTTGAGCATCGCCTCAATCCTAGAGGTGGGCACGATGATCCCAAGCCCATGATCGAGTCTCCGCCACGTGATGAAGCAGGCGTCCCGGCGTTCGGCCTCGTCGGTCGCTACAGGGATGCGCCGGTGCCGGCCCAGGTAGAGACTCACCGGGCACTCAGCCGGCACGTGCTCGAGAAGTGCGCTGACGCCCGCCAGTAGATCGCGACACGGTACGACGTCATCCTGGAGCACAAGATGGTGGTGAGCGTCGGGGTCGTAGGCCAGCATCGCGCGCCGCCCGGTGTCCCAGCGGTCTCCGCGAGCGTCCCAAACCACGACCGGAACGTCGTCGAGCGCCACGAGGATCTTCTTCACCTGCTCTGCCCTACGGGGGTGGGCCATGATGGCGACCGAGACCCCGTTCATCGCAAGCCTTTGGCGTGTACGACAGGCCCATGCCAGCCGAGATCGAGAGCGGACTGGTCGGCTCCAATGAAACGGTGCGCCACTAGGCCACCGGGCTTGGAAGGTGTAGCACTCGCGCGACCGGGCACGAACGACGGCGATACCCGGTGGTCGACCAGGCTCGGCCACGTGTACCAGACCCGGATCTTCCGCTCAAGCTCCCAATACCGCGAGAGCCGTCTATCGTAGTTCTGCACATCGGTCAACTTGTCCGTGTAGGCGACCATGTCGCAGATACTGTCCGTAGGAGCCGCCACGAGTTGCCCGAAGTTCAGCGTCTTCATAGTGATGAAGGATGCTTGTCTCTCGTCGGCCTCCGTTATCGCAGCCTCGAGGCCCGCAAGCGGGGGTCTGTAGAGACCTATGTATCCGCATAGAGGGGCCTCACGGTAGACACGGTCGAGGGCTCGCTCAAGTCCTGGGATGAGGTCCACGCAGGGGATCACGTCATCCTGGATGACGACATGGTAGGCGGCGTCCTTGTCATAGGCGAGCCACGCGCGATGGCCGGTCTCATAGCGGTCCTGGTGTTCGTCCCATACGACAGTGCAGTCGCAGTCCAGTTTGAGCAGAAGCTCGTCCACGAACGCGGCGCGGCCTGGATGCGCCATGATGGCGACTGATACCCTCATATCAACACCTCGTATCCATAGTGGTTCTTGCTACAGAAACGGCCGAACCGGCGGTACCCAAGACCGCCGAGAAACTCATCCATCTGGTCGAGCGCGTTGGTCTCCAGATAGATGAGGGGCCGATCGCGCAGCAACGTCTGTCCTGCGCCGCGCAGCACCTGAAACTCCATGCCCTCCACGTCTATCTTCACAGCCCTGACGTCTTCGAGCTCCATACTGTCGAACGTGGCGGTACGGCATTCACCGTTCGCGGCACGCTCCCAGGTAGTGGCTCCAGTGTTTTCCGGGTCGCTCTCGCCAACTGAGATGCGGTACGGCTTGTCGGCGAGCGCTCGGTTGATGGCCGTCACCCGGCCCTGTAGACCGTTCAACTCGATGTTGCGCTGGAGGGTGGCGAAACTCTCTGGGGATGGTTCGAGCGCTACCACAGTGAGTCCGCATACGCCGGCCAGGAATACCGAGTGGTTCCCGATGTGGGCCCCGACGTCGACGACCAACCCGGAGGGCACTCTCTCTCGGATGTCGTCCAGAAGCTCGCGCTCGTAGAAGTCGCCTTGCGCGAGCCACTCCCCGATGTAGTCCCCGGGGTGCTCGATCAGGAACCGTACCCCGTCGACGGATATCGCAGCCGTTTGCATCACACTCGCCACCCGACTGCGATCGGAACGATGTCGATATCCCAGCGGACCCACTCGGAGCCGCTTCGGAGTTCCTCGACGAACATCCCCACCCCGCGGTTGCACTCCTTGGTGTGGTGCGCGTCGTCGAACACCACGATGGCGCCCGGAACAAGATGTGGCTCCCAGGCGAGGAAGTCGGCCTTGACCGGCGTGTAGCGATGGTCACTGTCGATGAACAGAAGGCCGACGTCCGGACCGTTCCACGCCCTTCCGTAGTCGGCGGCGAACGCCTGCACCTGCGTTATGCGCTCCTGATGTCCCATGCGGGCCACTTGCACCTGAAAGGCATCCATCGTGGCCGCCTCAGCGAAGCCGTACCGGCCCGTGGCATTCCCCGCGAGGCTCCATGGATCAACGCACCACACGTGCGCTCCGCCGCCCCGCTTAGCCCCCTCTGCCAGATAGCAGCCGCTCTTGCCCTTGTACGACCCGCACTCGACGATGGCCTGGTCGGCCGGCACGGCTGCGGCGAAGGTGGCCAGGCGCAGGCCGACCTCCTCTGAAACCAAACCTTCGAGGCGGGCGAGTTTCTCTCGCGTGGTCTTGGGTATGAGGTCTTTCATAGTGACTTGCCCCTCCTCCTGTGCGCGTTATTCCACCAGTGGACAGCCCAGGCGTCCCCATAGTGCTCCGGGTGGCCCAGGCGGTCGATGTGCTTGCACCCGATGGGGTAGAACATGGCCTGCGGGAACACCTTGACCTCCGGGTGCTTGGCGAGCGTGCGGGTCATGTGCCGCGGCCCGGAGATCATCCAGGGGCCGAATTCGGGATGACTGGCCACACTCCCCGGCAACTCGTCGATGAGATCCCGCAGGAACGGATGCCCGGGCGTACAGCCGAAGATGGCGTTGTTCGCGTACTGGTCCTGGAGCTCCCAGGCGGTGAAGCACTCCACGTCCTCGAGCAGACTGTCGAGCGGCTTGAACGGCTCGAAGTCCACGTCGACGTAGACCCCGCCGTGCTTCCACAGGATCTCGTAGCGCCAGATATCGGAACGGAACTGTCCCTCGTAGGGGTGGCAGATAGCCGAGGCGTGATCGTAGAGATCCTGGTTCTGGAGAGGACCGTCAGGCGTGCTCCACCAACGAATCTCCCAGTCGGGATGAAGCTCTTCCCAGCGCTTGACGAAGCCTTTGAAGATGCCGGGTAGTGGAGGCGAGCCGTCAACCCAGATGAAGTGGAACAGGTGCGGGATCTGCACGGGGGCCTCCTTGCGGTAGATGTGTGCGTGAAGAAGCGCCCCGCCCCCAGGAGTGGGCCAGGGGCGGGGCAAGCGGGAGAGGGGAGCGAGGTAGCGCCGCCGGGACTCGAACCCGAAGCTCCAGCTTATGAGACTGGTGAGCTGCCAATTGCTCCACGGCGCACGGCGAAGGGGGCGGCCGAAGCCTCCCCCCCGAGATACTGGATCACCTCCGCGTTTACTCGCGGTTCGGCGTGTCGGTCGGCTTGTACCAGAGACGATACAGAGCCTCGGCGGCCCCCCAAATACCAGTCGCATACGCAAAGAGCGTGGCAGCGGTCAGTGTGCCATCGCTCCACGACCCAATGACGCCCCACACATCACCTGCCAGATAGGACCCGGCGAGCGCGATGATGAAGCTCACCACGTATGCGCCGAGTCTTCGGAGTCCGTTCGACTCCGGTAGGTACTTCTTGACCAGTTGGAATAACCCGCTGGTCACTCCCGCGCTCACCAAGATCATGGCGATGAGCGTCACTACCTCAGATGCTCTCAAAGCTATACCTCCTCGTCTTTCCGTTGCCTGCGCTTCCATGCCCAATCAAGAGCCCCCTCTACGGCGAGGTACGCCGGGACGACGATGCCCATGTAGGTGAGTGTGTCCGAGCCGATCTCGCGTCCGGCCAGCGAACAGGTGACGGCCACGATGACCGAGCCTGATGCGAGCCAGAATTTCCTGCTCAGGAGTTTGTTAGCGTTCCATACTCCGAGCACATGCCTGTTGCACCAGTCTTTGAGCTTCACCCTCCCCCCTCTCTAGCCCGGCGGCTCGTAGCAGTCGTTTCTGAAACACCCGGCAGACGTGGCCGGGTTGGTATTGGTGGATACAGTAGACGCAGGACCGCTCTAGGCGGTCGTTGGTCTGCGGTAGCTCGGGGTCGCGCTTGAACTGGTCGCAGGGCTCGAAGATGTAAGCCACCGTCAATCGCCTCCGTCCTCCATCATCACGTAGGGCTCAGATACGCCGTGGCCGCAGCAGGCAGCCACAGCACCGGGTATGTGACCAAGGCAGGCGTCGTATCCTTCGGGCGTCGGTGCTCTGCCACAGCGCGCGCATGGTCTCGTTTCGTCGACCGGCTCTTGCGTGTCATCGAATACCCACGTTCCGCGCAGAGTGACTGGATGACCTCGCACATGACTGTGAGCGCTCACGAGAATGCCTCACCAGTTGAGCGCCCCATACTCCCTCGCCTCCTTGACGATCAGGTCGTGTGCAGCCCGCAGGTTGGCGACGTACCCACTGATGCCGGGAACGCCCCGGCCGTAATAGCGATTCGCGAAGCCCCACCAATCCTCCGCAGCGAGGTCCGCGTTGTATCCGCAGTCGTAGATGAGCCGGATGGCCGCGCGCTGCCCATCGTAGATGCTCCGGTAGACGTTGTAGCCCGCCGGGCTCACACCAATCCGCAGGTCGCGCCAGACGGTCCCGACGGAGCCGCCTTTGATTGAGCCGGGGTTGTTCTTGTAGTCACAGGTCTTGCCGAGCGAAGATTCGGCCCACATGACGGCCAGGTATCCGGCGATGTCGAAGGCCGGATGCGTGTCCTTGAACGCGCAGATGGTCCACCAGGGCAGCGGGGAGCCATGGTCCGCGAGGATGCCCTTGACGGCGAGCTCGTCGAGGCTGGGTCCGGTGACCTCTTGGGAGTAGAGCGGCTCGGCCGATGCTTGCCCAACAAAAAGGCCGCCTATGAGAGCGGCCCCGATGAGCAGAAGTATCAGGCGGCGTCTCATCAGGTGCCCTCCGGGATATCCCTCGCCACCACGAGGTTTCCGGTGCAGAGCGTGACCACGCTTCCACTCGTCAGTGTCGCCTCCACCTCGTAGCTCTGCTTGTAGGTCAGCGCGGCCGTGTCCTCAGCGTCGGGCTCGAACTTGACGATGTAGCCGCCCGCCGTAGACGTGATGCTGGTCGCCGTCCAGGTGGCCTGTGCGCTCTTGAGCTTGACCACCGCCGTCCCGTCGTCCAGCAGGTAGGTGTGCGTGGCGTCGGCGATCGTGAACGCGATGGAGCGACCTTCGGCGTCCAGGTAGTCGTCCCCGGCGTGGATGGTGATGGTGCCGCCCGAACCGACCGGGCTTGCCACAGTGACCGAGAGAGAGCCGAGTGCGGTCGTGACGGCAAGGGCGATGGCCGTCTCGTCAACGTCAGCCTCGATGCCCTCCGCGACGATAGCAGCAACGATGGCCGCTGCCAGTGCTTCCTCGTCTACCGTCGCCGTCACCTCGAAGCCGAACGCCGTGAGGGTCCGCGAGACCGCCGTCCAGACAGCCGCCGCGATGGTCGCTGCCGAGTCGGGAGCCGTGTAGCCCGCCGTGGCGAGACGAGTGCTGATCGCCGCATCGATGCGTGCAAGCTCGGTCGCCAGATTTGTACGGACCTGCGAAGCGATGGTCGCCGCGCTGGGAGGCTCGCTGGGAAGGTCGCCAGCGTCCAGAGTAGACAGCCCGCTCACGTCCGCCTTGAAGTCGTCGATGTCGGTGACGCCGACGCCCTTGACCTTACCCACGTCAACCTCGTCGGTCGCCGGGTCGAAGGTGGAGAGACCAACAACGGCCGCAGCCGCAGCACCTGACGCCTCGCGACTGCTCACAGCCGCGTCGAGGTTCGCCAGTCGCGCATCGCCCAGGGCAGTGAGCCCGGCACCAGCCGCTCCGAGTCTCGCGTATGCATCGCCCGACTGTGCGGTGTGGTCGCCCGCCAGCAGAGTACCGACGATCCGCGAGAGCAGCGTCGTGGTGCCCGGCGTGTCGGCGCCTGCGTAGGTGCTCGCCCCGTAGGCTATCAGGGCTGCCGCTGCTGCCGCCTGTGCGTCCGCGCTGCTCAGGTTGTTGAGCGCTCCGATGGCCGTCAGCACCGCATCGTCCGCCGCCTCAAGGGCTGAGGCGAGCTCGGCGTTTGTGGGGATATCGTTGACACTCGTCTGACTGGCCGCCGTCTTGGCCGCGTCGTAGGCCGCGGTCAGGGTCTTGGCCGCGCTGATGTTCTCGTCGATGCGCGCTGCGATGGTGGACGTGAACGCCGCTTCCAATCGCTTGATGTAGGTGTCCAGGTCCAGCCCGCCAGCGTCGGAGATGGGCAGGCCCCCGGCGGCATCGGCGGCGGCGTCGGGAAGGGCAGTACCGGCAAGGCCACGGGTGGCGGAGCAGGTGAATATCGTACCCGTCTGCACCATGCAGCTCGCGGTGTCATCCCACACCTCGTAGTCCACACGGTCGGCGTTCATTTCGCCAGCCGTGAGTTCCAGGTTGATGGTGCCGCGTCCATCGGCTAGCTTGGTCGCTGTACCCACGGTATCCCAGGTGAGGTCCGAGTCCTGCATCACCTTGGCGGTCACGGTCCCCGGCGCGGTGATGCGCGTTCCGTCCGTCTTGTAGAGGCGAATCGGCAGAATGAACGCTTGGTTCTTGACTGGTAGAGCCATCTAGACCACCTTCCATCCTGCCGGGTACACCGCAGGCGACCAGGTATTCGCATCGATAAGCGACTCGTAGACCGCCCCCTCGAACGTCACCCTATCACCCGTGTTATAGGCGTCCTGAGCGCCGGTAGGCTGCACCCACTCATCAGGCGTGTCGCCCGTCACAGTCCGATGCACCTTCCACAGCGCCGGAGTCACATCAGGTGTCCAGTCTGCTTGTGTCGTGTGCCCCTGCACGCACTCAACGATGGTCCCGTCCCAGGCGTAGAGGTCGCCTGCGGTAACGGTCAACCCCGGTCGCCAGGGGTCATAGAGCGGGGCCAGAGCGGCCACGGTGGCATCGTCCAGTTCGTCCATCGTCACCTTGACTTGCACAGAGAGACGAGCGGCAAGACGCACAGCCTCAGTGGGGTCTTGACGCTGGGATTCGTAGTGAGCATCTAGCTCTTCGGCGGTCATTCCCCGCTGCGCCGTCTGCACCAGTTCCCCATCCACCAGTTCGTAGGTGGTGACGGTTTCGGTCGCGGGGTCCATAGCGATGCGCTGAATGAGCTTGCCACCTTGATATGTGTCATCTGTTCTCATCACGTCTGCCTCAGTCGTATCCAGGGAGCCTTGTTCGCCGTAGAATTGTTTAGCCCAGACAGCGGATTGTCCGCCAGCGCCCCAGCCGGATAACTGCCCGTTCCGGTTAGTTCATGCGAGTTCGTGGTGTTGCTTCCATATTGTCCCGCGGACAAAGTGCCTAGCGTCGAAATGCACTCGATTGATGTGTTGGCGCTCACATAGCACCCGGCCCAATACAGGCCAGCGGGTAGCGTAACAGCCGGGTCTAGAGTCACCGTCTTAGTGCCTGACGTATCGGTGGACACTTCGCCGGAATCGATAAGACATATAGACGGGGTTAGGTCTGCCGCTGATGCCCACACACCATATTTGATATTCCGTCCGGTGCCGGTGTCTTTGATCTCTATTATGATTTGGTCGAAGGTCATAGAGCACCAGAGCAGCAGCGGTCCCCAATTTGGGTAAGTTACGTCTATGGTTTTAGCACTCGAGGCCAACGGCAATACGCCGGTCCCAACATAGAGCCCGCTCTTGGGGCGCCACAGCGGACCAGGGAACGGCACTACAGCGCCCACACTTTGGACCGTCGCCTTCTTGCTCGCCGCCGTTCCGCCAGGGTCGTCTACCACATACAAGAGGTCGGTGGACTCTACCGCCGTCAGTTCGTCGAGTGCCGTGACTTTTGCATCAGCCATCTAAGCCTCCAACAGAAGTTGGTCGCTGGTTTCAAGGAGCAAGTGATCGTTAGTCTCCAAGAGCAGGGCATCCCCCCCAGCGGGTGGCGTGTAGAACGGGACCACGGGCTGAACAAGCCAGGGAGCGCCTATGTACTGATGCTGCATGTCAGCCCCCTATCGAGTAGGCGACGCGGTAGTTGCCCTGGAGCCATGCCCGGCACTCATCGCCGTGGTATTGCGGCCTGACGATCATCTACAGCCCAGCCTTCTTCGCCAGCCGCCACAGCGCCACCCGGAACAGCGATGCGCTGATAGGCTGGGCGCCGGGGTGCTTAGCCTCCAGCAGCCCCAGCTTCGCGCAGCCGTCGACAGCTTCCTTGAGATCCGGCGCGTAGGTCGTCACGACGTTGCGCTTGGCCCAATCATCGGCCATGCGGTCGAATGTGGTCTGATCCATGTCGTCCTCCTCATCGTAGATATCCAGCCCCTCGATGCGCCCCCACACGGCCCCGCGAGCGTTCATCTGCGCGATGGTGCAGGTGCCGACATAGTGGGCACCGGGGTAGGCGTTGTTCGGCCCGTGGTATCCGGCCTCGATGGTTGTGTTGTCACCGATGTAGATAGCGATGTGTGTCTTGCGGCCCATCGCCGGGAACCAACAGCAGTCACCGACTTTGCTCGGTCGCGAGAGCTTGGTCGCGAGCTTCCAGTAGCCGTCTGCCGTATCCCTCCATAGTTGCTTGCCCTTGTAGAGCACACCAACGTCACGGCAGAGCGCGTAGAGCAGGCCGGAACAGTCGATGTCCAGGATGGAAGTCTGCTCAGGCCCGACCACGTACTTTCCCTCTTCGCCCAGGCCATAGCGCATGCCGATGTAGGTCTTGGCCTTGGCTGCGAAGTCGGTTGCTTTGCTCATCAGTTACCTCCCTGCCCGTAGGCCATGCCCAGCGCACAGTTCCGGCATCCACCTGTCACCGGGTCGATCTCGGCGTGACGGCATTGGCGCAAGATCATCTCTTGCAAGGTGTGCACCTTCCCTTGCAGCTCGTATAACGACCGCTCAGTTTCCTTCTGCTCTTTGTCGCGCCTGATGGAGTCCGCCTCGAGGAACTTGTTACGCTCCTCTAGGGCCGAGATGTACTTCTCACGCTCCACGTCGGTCTGCACTCGATAGCGCGAGCGCAGGATGGCGAACGCACTCCCGCCCGTGCCGAGACCGCCGAAGATGAAGACGAGGATGGTCACCCACAAGGGGATACTCATAGAAGCCCCGCCTTCCGCATCTCCTCCACCGACATGGAGAGACTTGACCGCTCCGGCATCCTGCACCACTTGGGGCCGCGGATGCGCCAGATGAGCTCGTACAGGCCGCCCAGCAGGCGGTGCCGCATCTTGATACGATGTCTGTTGCTCACTGGTCCACCTCCGGGTAGCAGTGGGTCAGGCCCCCGGACGGTCACACGTCGCGGGGGCTCTGTCTTGAGCGGTGTCTAGCGGGGTTCTAGTGCAGCGTGATGCTCCACGGAACGCGGTAGTGCGTCATGATGAACGCCCAGCAGTCCTCTGCGGAGACGACCTGCATATGTGTCTGAGGTGGGTACCAGCGGGTCGATTCGAACAGGGCGTAGCGCATGCACTCGGCGAATTGCTCGGCCGGTGATGTCCACCAGTCCGTTCCGCCGTAGCCGTAGCTGTTCATCCAGGCGATGCGGGCCTGCATGCTCATGACGAACCAGATTTGATGCGCGAACTCGTGAGCCACCACGACGCCGAGGACGGGGTTCTCCTCATCGTAGATGTCGTGGATCAGGATGTGCCCATGCCAGGCTGCGCCGAAAGCGTCCGCGCCGTAGCCGGACAGGTCGCTGAGGAAGGTCAAACTGACGCCGCCGTACTGGTTCAGGCGCCGCTCGACGGACTTGTAGGGCATCCGGCACTCTTCGATGGTGTGCTGAGCGTATGCCTGCTGTTCCGGTGTCCCGCCTTGGATGGTGATGGCCTGTGCCGGGGCTGCTAGAAGTACTAACAGCAGCCCCGCACCGACCGCCATCGCGATACGATGGTAGATACTCACGCTGGGTAACCTCCCGTGAGTCACGCCCCCGGCCGCTGCAACGGTGCGGGGGCCCTTTCCCATCATGATAGCAACTACATTGGAGAAAAGCGCTAGGCCGCTTCGGTGCTGAGGAACTGTCTGTCGAATAGGAGACCCTGAACGCTCCCGGTGGCGCCTGCGGAGGCAGTGAGGAA